CGTTGGCAAGCTCCAGAAGGCGCTGCGCTCGACCTCCCGCATGTCGAAACAGGCATGGGGGCAGCTCGCGGGCGGGGCCATGACCGCGGCGGGGGCGGGGCTGGCGCTTGAGGGCATGGTCTCCCCGGCGCTGGACCTGAACCGCGCCCTTGCCGATGTGTCGTCTCTCGACGTGGACCCCAAGGGGCTCAAGCTGCTGGACGCCACGGCCAAGCAGTACGCCATGAGCTACGGCGGGACGGCGGCGGAGTTCGTCGCCTCTTCCTACGCGATCCAGTCGGGCATCGCGGGGCTGGACGCCTCGCAGCTTGCGGACTTTACCCGCGCCTCAAACGTGCTGGCCAAGGCCACGAAAGCGGACGCGGCCACCATGACCAACTACGCCGGGACTATGTACGGCATTTTCAAGCAACAGGCCGACGCGCAGGGCAAGTCCTCGTGGATTGAGGACGTGGCCGGGAAGTCCGCCTACGCCATCCAGATTTTCAAGACCAACGGCACGGAAATGTCGGCGGCGTTCACGGCGCTTGGAGCCAACGCGACGAGCTCGGGGATCAAGCTTGAGGAGCAGATGGCCATCCTCGGCAAGCTGCAAGCCACCATGAGCGGCTCGGAGGCCGGGACGAAGTACAAGGCGTTCCTTGCGGGCGTGGGGCAAGCCCAGAAGGAGCTCGGGCTGAAGTTCACGGACGGGCAGGGGCATATGCTTCCCGTTTTGCAGATCCTCGACAAGCTCAAGAAGAAATACGGTTCCCTCAAAGTCCTCGCGGATTCCGACCTCATCAAGAAAGCGTTCGGATCGGATGAGGCCGTATCCATGCTCAAGCTGCTCATTCAGGACACGGGCGGGCTGGCTACGAACATCAAGGCGCTGGAAGACATCAAGGGCATGGGGAAGGCGGAGGCAATGGCCCGGAAGATGGTCGACCCTTTCCACAAGCTGAACGCCGCGCTCAACACGGTGTCGGCGGCATGGTGGCAGAAGCTCCTCCCGCCCGTGAACGATGCGGTCGAGGTCTTCAACCGCTTTATGGGCAAGGTGCTGTGGTTCATCGACACCTTCCCGAACATCACGCGCCAGCTTGGGTATCTCACTTTGCTGGTTACGGGGGTCGCGGGGCTCAGAGGGATATTCGGCGTTTTAGCGGGGCTTTCCAAGCTTGGTATCCTCGGGCTGTTCAATCCGCTTCGGGGGGGCTGGAAGTTCCTTAAGAAGTTTAAGGGCGGCATCCTCAAGCTGAAAGGCCCGCTCATGGCCATTGGCGGGTGGGCGAAAGGGGGTTTGGGTACGCTCCTCAACCTGTTCGGGAAGCTTTTCGGCCCCGCCGGGCGGCTTGCATTCCTGTTTGCGCAGCTCCGGCTCCGCCTTTCCCTGGTTGCCAGCCTGATCATGCAAAAAGGGGCGGTTGCCTTTACCAAGCTCGGCTCGCTGTTGCTCACGGTAGCGCGGGGCTTTTGGGCAATGTCCGCCGCTCTGCTGGCGAACCCCGTTTTCTGGATCGTCGCCGGGGTGATCGTCCTTATCGCGGCCGTGGCCGGGCTGATCATCTATTGGGATGAGCTGAAAGCCGCGTTTGGCGATACGTGGTGGGGGCAAGCGATCATCCAAATCGTACAGGACATTTGCAACTGGTGGGATCGCCTGACGAAAGCCTTTTCGAGCGGTAGCTGGTCCAGCGTCTTTATCGAACTCATCAACGCCGTGACCGCGCCGTTGCGGAAGTTTCTGGATCTGGTCGGGTGGGCGTTGGAAAAAGTCGGGCTCATTGATTCGGATTCCAGCTTTTATGCCATGACCAAGCCGCTGGACGAAAAGACATTCGAGACGGTGGACAAGCTCGCCGGAGGGACGGACTACCTGTCCGGGATGCCGGGAACGTATGCTTTCGCTGGTCCCCCTCCGGAGAGTGGGAGTATTCCCGCATTGAATGCGCCGCGCACGCTGGACGTGCCGCGTGGGGGGCTCATGAGTACCGTTACCAACGCCACGACGAACAACACGCAGAACAAGAACCGCTCCATTACCATTGGGACGGCCAACTTTACCTTAACGGACGGAAAGACCGTCGAGGACATCGCCGAAGAGTTCGGCCTTGCAATGCCATGAGCGCAAAATACATCGACCTCTTGATCTGCAATGACGACCTGACGCCGGACGCCGGGGGCATCCCCGAGAAGATAGCGGACCGGGCGTCCATCGCTCAGGACTTGGTGCATATGATCCGCGAGTCCGGGCTGTTGACGGAGATGCTGGCGAACCGTGACGCGGGAGCACGGCGGCTCAACATGATCAAGGTCACGCTGGCCATGGATGATGACGAGCGGATTGTTCCCGGCACGGCGGAAATCACCGAGACGAAACTCGGAACGTATCTTTTGACGGCGGAAACGGTCGACTATGGGCCGATTCTGGCTTCGTTTGAGGTGTGATATGGCGGAGAATCCGGATCAGCTTTTCGAGGCCATGCTGCAGGAGGCCGAGATCCCCACAACGGCGGCGGGGATGCAGTCCCGTTGGGACGCGATCAATGTTGAAGAGGGATCGCAGATTACGAACAACTCGGCGTGGTCCCCCTTCTGGCGGCTCACCTCCGCCATTGTGACGGCTCCGGCGCAATGGCTGGTCAACCTGCTCATCAGGCACGCGCTTCCCAACGTGTTCCTGAAATTCGCGGCCGGGACGTATCTGGACGTCTACGCCTGGGGCGTCAACCTGTCCCGCAAAACCGCGGTCCCCGCCGCGGGCTCTCTCCTGTTCCGCCGGGCATCGGCGGAGGGAACCCTTGCCGTGCCAGCCGGAACCGTCATTGAAAGCCCCGCGATCAACGGAGTGACGCATCGCGTGGCCACCGTGCATGAGGCTGTTTTTCCTGACGGGGAACTGGCGTTGGAGATCGAGGTCAAGGCGGAGAAGGCCGGGGCCGGGGCGAACCTGGGTCCGGGCTACTATTCGATCCTTGCCGCCCCCCTGCCCGGGATCGTGTCGGTGACGAACGGGGAGCACTGGCTGGATACGCCCGGCGCCGATGAAGAGGACGACGATGCCCTGCGCCTGCGGTGCCGGAACCAGTTCCTTGCCGTTGGGCAGTACCACCATGACGCGGCCTACCGCGCCGTGGTGACGGCTTTTGCCGACATCCGGCCCGACTACATCTTTTTTGAGAAGGACGGCCCGCGCGGGGCGGGTACGGCAAACGGCTACCTGATGCTCAGTTCGGGCATCCCCCCTGTGGATCTGGTTGACAGCGTGAACGCGCATATCCGGGAGTCCGGCAACCACGGGCATGGCGACGACCTCCAGTTTTTCGCCATCCCTGAAAATCCGGTGTCCCTCGTCGTGACCGTGTACCCGCTGCTCGACTGCGACGAGTACCGCCGGGAACGGGTGAGGCATGACGTTGAGGACGCGGTGCGCTGCGCGTTCCGGGAAAATCAGGATTGGGACGTTTCGCAGGTCTATCCCCGCTCGCGTTTCTCCCTGTCACAGCTTGACCGGGAACTGCACGAGCTGCTGGCTGATCTCCGGTCCGTGGAGTTCAACCGGGCCGAAGACATCGTTTCCGGGTTGTCTTTGCCCGTGCTGGCGTCCCTGGCCGTGCGGCTCGGGAGCGAGCCATGAGCTTGCCGGAACTGCCGGAGCTGAAACTCCCTTTCTGGATGAACGGCCCCCATGCCGCGACGCTGGTTCGCGCCGCCCGGCGCTGGTGGCTGGACGTGGGGGATTGGGCGGCGTTCCCGCTGCGCCAGATCGACCCGATGACCTGTACGGTTCGGATGCTCGATCTGGTGGCGTGGCAGCGCCACATTGCCCGCATCCCGAAAGAAGGCGATCAGATGTACCGCCTGCGCGTGGACCACGCCTACCGCAACGCGGTGGATTCCGGTCAAATCGCGGGCTGGCAAAGGATTTTCGAGCGGCTGGAAATCCCGCTCAAGGGGCTTGAGGAACGAATCGAGGGGCAGGATTGGGACATCATCGGCGTCTATCTGGACGATCATGTTTTGTCCGCGTTCCAGAACGTGATCGAATGGATCGTCGACGATTACGGGAGGACGTGCCGCCGTTACCACCTTGTTTCCCGCTATCGGCATGACGTGAACGTCCGGATCGGGACGTTCGACAATGACCACGCGACGGTTTGCGCCGCGCTGGACACAACGGTAAGGGCGGCGCTGCATGTGCGCCGGAGCACGTTTGACGGCAATCACGGCACGGTCCGCGCCGCAATCACAGCATGAGGAGTACGGATGGGCGTCATCATCACCACGGCGGGAGAAAAGCTCATGGCCCGCTTGCAGGCCGAGGGAAAGCCCCTCGTCATCGACACCTTCATTTTTGCGGAGATCCCCGGGCAGGATTATGAGGCGGACATTGATCCGGGCATGGCCTTGCCCGCCGAGTCCCGGATCAGGCTGCGCTATCCCATCCCGGAGGAGTACCGGGCGTATGTCAACCCGAATCAGGTTGTCTACTCGGCACTTCTGGGGAGCGATGTGGGCGACTGGGCGTTCAACTGGCAGGGGCTGTACTGCTCGGAGCACAAGACGCTTGTAGCCGTGGCTACGTTCCCGGCTATCGAGAAACGGGCGTACGGCGCCGATACCGGGCAGCC